GAGCAGCCGCGAACTGCTCCTTTTTTATGCGGTGATGGCTTGAAGAGTTGCGTCAGGGAGGCGTTCTATTGCTCGTTCATAACTCCGCTGGTCATTGCGTGATTGCTTGTAAAACACTGTCCTCTAATCTATCAGGGAAGTAGGTGAGGCGGCGGATGGTGCCGTTGTAATGCAATGTTCCATTGCCCTGCATCCCTATTCCCAGTGTCGTCAATGACGTTGGAACGGATCCTGTTGTATCTACAGGTGACAGCGTTCCATTGGCGGCAGCAATAAAGTCATCTACCTTGTAGATACCTGCCGCTCTAAATGACGATCCGCTGGTGAATGTGCTCGGCGGTTGAAGTCCAACTGCTTGGCCAGTGCCTGCGAACACCGAGTATTCGACTTTATTTATAGCAGATGAACGGACTATGGCTGCGAAATTAGCAGAACCGTCCCCGCGATCCAAAGACGCAATTCTTGGGAAGTTAGTGGCTGTAAAATCTTGGACCTTGCTTTCTGCAAACACCGTCCCCTCACTCTGGTTGTACCAAGAAGAGAAGTTGCTTCCACTAATACTCACGTCATCCGCCGACCGTGTTAGTGCTGTGCCGGTGGTTGGGATGTAGGAGGTTGGGAAGGAGCCTACTTCTTTTTGTAATCCAAATAACAATATTCCATTACTTCCGTTACCAGTAAAACTCATGGAATCGTTAGCGGCACTATTGCCCATCAATAAATATATGGTATTATTTGCAAGTGCAAATGGATTAACATGAACAGAACATCTATACCAGCCATTTCCAAAATCTTTAATTGATGCTTGACTACCATTGGTGAATAACCCAGCAGCACCACCATCAGTATTTTGTGCTACAACGCCATCTTGAAGATCAAATATACACTCTGGAGAATTTGTACCTGGGTAAGCTCCTTGCTGTCCCCAAAAACTTAAGTATCTATTTCCTGCTGCTTTAGCAAATACAGAAAATATTCGATTATAGTTTGCACTGTATCCACCAATATCAATAGGAACACCATGAATACCTGTACTAGTATCCTCTTGCATTTTATATGCTTCTGTTCCTCCAGTTGGAGAAGTTTGACCAGATATCCAAGTTACTCCAGTTCCACCAGACCATGGATTACTATTTGTAAATTCGTTAGTCCTACTCTCCTCAATCAACAAACCAAGGCTCTCACCCGTCGTTGGGTCATGATCGAAGCGTGGTGCTGCAGAAGGTACGCCTATTGTTTGAATATAGGTGTTAAGGTCTACTCCCTCTTCAATTTGCCCTCCATAAACATCAAAACCTTCTGATGTTGCATGTGTCTCAGCCGCTGTATCGCCAAGATCTAAGAAAAGGGTGGGAATGCTTCCGCTCGAAGGTGCGGCAATTATAGTGTTTTTCAAACGCCACCACCCGTTACCCAAAGCTTCCATAGATGCGTCAGCAGTGCCAGCGGCGTTGGTTACAATGCCGGTTGAAAAATTGTAATCACTTCGGCTTGCGCCTGCGCCAATATTACTAAGACCAAACGATACAGAATTATAATTTAAGGGCTTAACGTAGATAGATAATGTGTACTGAACTCCGGCTGTTGTTGTGAAAGCTGAAAGGTATCTAACGCGAGAAGCAACAGTACCGCCAACGCTTGTAAAACGTGTTGCTTGCCCCTCGCCTGGCGGACCTTCAACAGCACCATCGTTGTTCATATCCTGAGTTGACCAACCCAGATTGTCCTTGCTGTAAGGAAGCAAGTTAACCTTAGCCGTCTCAATCAACCCACTACTATTAACAAAAGTACCAGCACTCAAATTACTCCCACTCATGCTCCGCTGGTGATCCACAAGCGGCGTAGCACTTACATAATCATTCAGGTTCTTACCTTCTGCAAACCGCAAGTCAAGGCTAGGTTGCTGATTTCCGTCATAGAACGGATCAGGCGTTGAATCGAGAATCAGGTTGCCAGCTATTAGTGTCATTAGATAGCAGCTCCAATGGCTGTGATAAGTGTAGATACACGAGCATCGAGAAGCTCTAGCCCGGAGCTAACCAGATCGTTGGGTAGGGTTTCACCAATTGAATAAAAAGCAATCCGGTCAGATGAAACATTCGAGGGGCCGGGCCTAGCAAAAATTAGGATGTTATTGCTTGTTGGGGTCTGGGATGTGTAGATAACATCAGAGCTAGTTTGATTGTGTCTAAAAACAAAAAGATTTGAAACGCTCCTGTCAACTGCAACAAAGGAGTTATCCGCAGTCAAACCGTTAACAATTCCACCAGATCCACCGCAGTTTGCCCTAGGTATTACCCTAGGAGTAGCTGGCGCAATGAGGACTGATGTACCACCAGAAGTACCTAAACTATCTGAGCCAAATACCATGCGACTATTAACTGGGTCCGCTTCTGTGATATAAACTGAGACGTGTTTGCTGTTTTGCGGATCAGCGTTGTTGGCCCGATTGGTGTCTAAATACTTTGTGCTCCCATTGCCAAGCAGGCCAGTTCTTCTGTTGTAATCTGATGCAGTAAACGGGCCATTATTAGTAGGAGCACTGCCTTTCAACGGCACCAGTGCACCACTCAGAGTTCTAGCACCTGCAAGGATACAAGATGCTTTAATAGCATCCCAGATGCCATCAGCTTTGCAGCCCAAAATAAAATCTGAGTACGCAACCTTTACTTCTTCTTCAAGACCTTGATTATCTGCTGTTTCAACCGCAGCAATGTATGCAGCAACATCAGGGTCAGCAGGACCGTGGATATAGTCCTTTGCAAGAACCACTTTGCCGGGGAGGCCGGCAAAGTCACCTTTCCAAACAAGGCTCATTACGCTGCTCCATTCACTTCAGGAAACGGGCGGTCATACTTCACGATCTCTGCAGGACGATCAGGAGCAAGTAAATTGCGTTGTACCAAGAGAGCCAAGGCATCAGTCACGCGCTGGTCATCAAGAGCGACGCGCTCGGCTGCAGTGAGTTCGTCAATCAGAGCTTTAATCTCAGCAGCATCAGCATTTTGCTTTTCGGCTGCTTCAATCTCGGCTTCGTTATCAGGCGTGCAAGCTGCCTTGTAAGCGGCAACTGCTGCTTCGTACTCGGCAATATCCTCAGGCGTAGGATCCGGGATTGCGGCGAACTTGGCAACCGCGTCGTCGTATGCCTGCTGTTCTGCTGCAGTAGGAATGCCGCCGATCGGATCAGGCACCACGGTGGTGTCTTCTGATGCGGCCAGGATGTTGGCGTATTCAGTTGGTGTGAAGCGTGCGAAGAAACCAGCGCTGGTCACAATGCCGTAGCTGTTGGCGTCGGCGTAGCGTTTGCCGTCTTGCGTGAGGAGCCAAGTGGCGTAATCCTCGGGCGAAAGCTTGGCGCTATTGGCGGCAAAGATTAGGCCGTCAATGGTGCGGGTGTCGGTGATCGTAACGGTGAGAGTGTCCATTTTTTTAAAAATTACTTACCAATAACTGTCCAAGCAGTACCATTGTACCAACAAAGATAAGGGGTTGCTCCTGAGCCGCTATTGACAACAGTATCTCCCCAAGCTAAAGAAGCATCCCCATCGCTAACTCGTGCAAGCTGCCCCACTCCAACACCTGCAGGTAAATTGCCAACAGTTGTTTCAATAGAAACAGCAATAATACTTGTGCCGCCTGACTGTAAATCTAAAAGCTTACTATCAGCTGCGCTATTTGTATCTGTAACATTTACTTTTAAACCAGTAAATACCGTAGTTGAACTATTCCATGTAAGTTCAGTGTTTAAATTTGCACTGCCAGCTAATGCTCCAGAGTTGTTGTACTGGATGTTGCCGGTTGCGCCAGCAACAAGACCAACAGTACCAGTTTGATCCGGGAAGCTGATCGTGCGGTTGGCGGTTGGAGTGACCGATTGAATTGTTGTTGAAAAACTGCCGCCGCTATCTAAATTAACGTCACCACTAATCGTAAGTTGATCACTGGTTTTGTTCCAGGTTAATGCCGTATCTCCTGCTAACGTACCGCCATCATTAAACTGCACCTGGGTATCTGAACCAGCTGCTGTATTAGTATCAACAATATCGAAGTTCCCTGTAAAGGGATTAAATACATATGGCATGGCTCAACTCTTTGTCACACTAGTAAGATTACTGCCACTATACGTTAATGCCAAGTTGGCAACCGTGCTACCACCTGCTCCGCCATCTTTATATACAACGCCTGTTAAAGAGCTTCCGCTATAGGTTAAAGAGATATAATCATGCTGAGGAATTGCCAGTCCCTGTAATACATCAACATTACCAGTAATTGAAACGGTGCTACCGGTAACTGACATTGCGCCACCGGTAATTGAAACCCCCCCTGTAACACCAACGGTGCTACCAGTAACTGCAATAGTGCCACCAGTAACTGAAACTCCCCCTGTAACACCAATTGTGCTACCAGTAACTGCAATAGTGCTACCAGTAACTGCAATAGTGCCACCAGTAACTGAAACTCCCCCTGTAACACCAACGGTGCTACCAGTGACTGAAACACTTCCGCCAGTAATTTGAACTCCGGTAACAACAATAGTACCGCCCGTAATGGTCATAACTCCGCTAACGGGCATGGCGGTACTATTTGTAATCTGTACCTTCCACCCTTGATTTATCATTTCCTTTTAAGGGCATCTTTTATTTTTTAATTCTAACAGTTTTAACTCAACAAATCACAGTAGAATAAAGAAAAAATACCATGTATAGAATTCGTTTCGTAAACGATTTAGGTAATGGCCACTCTGGCTATATCGAATATCAAAACTTATATGTTCAAACAATTTCTGGGCAATCAATTACAACACAACCAAATGGCCCGGCAGGTTCTGATGCCTTTGGTAGATTACGTACATCAAATCCAGTAACCATATTTGATAGCCAGCATCGCTATCAAGAGAATGATAAATGGTCTACAGCAAGTGGTAACTCTGGTTCAACCACATATCAAGTAAATAAAAGTGCTGTTGACCTTAATGTAACCACTGCTTCTGGTGATTACATTTACCGTGAAACCAAACGTGTTTTCCCTTATCAACCAGGGAAATCTTTGTTGATTAATAATTCGTTTGTTTTTGCGGCAGCACAAACAAACCTACGTCAACGCGTTGGTTATTTCGGTACTGATAATGGCATTTACTTTGAACAAGATAATGCAACCTTATATATGGTACTTAGATCCAAAGTGTCTGGATCTGTTGTTAATACACGTATTCCGCAAGGCGAATGGAATGGAGATAAATTAAATGGCCTTGGTCTTTCTGGTTTAACGCTTAATCCAACAAAAGGAAATATCTTCTGGACTGATATTGAATGGCTTGGTGTTGGTGATGTAAGGTGCGGCTTTATTATCAATGGACAGTTAATTGTTTGTCATACATTTAAAAATGCAAATGTAACAGACTCCACTTACATGACAACCGCTGCACTACCCTTGCGGCAAGAAATTGAAAACACAAATACCATTGCATCTGGTACTTCTGCGCAACAAATCTGTGCTTCAGTTGTATCAGAAGGTGGTTACACAGCTGCCGGTCAAACGTATGCAATTGATCGTGGTGCCACACCCATCACACTTGCTACTGGCGGTACAACATATCCAGTAATATCAATTCGTTTAAACTCAAGTCGTTTGGATGCTGTTGTTATTCTTTCTGAAATCTATGGTGTCATCACAAGCAATAACAGATGTAAATGGACATTAATCAAAAATGCAACACTAACGGGAGCAAGTTATACAACCCATTCAAGAAACAATGTACAATACGACACCTCGGCAAGTGCACTAAGTGGAGGCACCGTAATCAACAGTGCCTACATTAACCTCCAGGGAGAAAGTCAAGTTGGTGGTCCAACTGATTTTACATACCAATTGGGTAGAACAATTGCTGGTGTAAGTGATGTACTTACTCTTGCTGTAACTCCTATTTCGAACAATACTAATGTGTTATTTGGATTAAAATGGATT